ACCAAGGGTGGATGACAGTCCATTCCAACACGAGCGGCATACCACCCATATAGCGTCGACTGGTGGCAATCTCGTTGTAGGCATGGAGATAGAAGAAAAGCCCCGGTGCAAGCACCGGAGCGTTCTTGATAGTCTCAGGGAGTGGTCGGTTCATCCGCATAGCTTGTTCGATGATACCCCGCTCCGTCGGGCCTTGCTCCAGGGTGTATAGCAAGACCTCGATTAGTTTTTTGACTCGTCCTCTCGCGCCTTGCGCTGAAAGTTGGTACGGTCCTCGGCATATCTCTTGATCTCAAGAAAGAAATCAGGAAGAGCCGTGAACTGCTTGACCACGTTCTCCTTGCTGTAAGGAAGAACATTACCTTCCTCGTCGGTCATGCCGTCACCACCCCAATCAAGAACAATGTGTTCGGCAAAGGTGGTGTAGCCGATCTCCTGAGCCTTGCGCTCGTTCAACGTCCCGAGCTCAATCGCCCTACGCACAGGCTTGAGTGCGGCCTCGAGTGCCTTGATGAACGCGGTGTTGGCGCCTCCCGCCCGAGCCACACGGACCCAGTAGTCGCCGTAGTCGAGGACTACGCCTCGCTTCTCGGCCTCGGGATCGGTCTTGAAGTTGTCGTGAATACCCATAGTGGTTCTCCCTCCGGTTAAAGGTGTTGCCTGGTATTATACCTCAGCAACGTCGGGCAGATAGTCGAAGAAGACCATCAGCATAGTGTGGTTCATGTTGGGATCATACTTGGCACCCGTACCTGCCTCGGAAGTCAGAGGAAGCATGATTGCCTGATCCTGTTCAACGTCGGCACGAGCATCGCCAAGACCGATCATGGGCAAGTCAATGGCGGTACCGGCATTGTTGGCGACAAGCAGAATGTCGAGAGTGACATCCGCGTTATTCCGGACCGCGACCACAGCCTCGTTGGTGCTGAAGTAGGCGGTGCAGGCCGAGTCGATCTGGAATGTGCCTTCGGTGACCTCGAACGAGCCGAGATAGCCGAGTGCCTTGTTTTCCTCCAGATTGTTGTTGAGCGTGATGCTCAGTTCGGTCAGATAGCCGAACAGGGGAGTCGGCGCCTCGTTGGTGTTGCTGACCACAGCCATCCGGATGCGCTTGATGTCCGAGGAAGTGTTGTAGAGTTCGGACTCCTCGATCTGGGGGCGAGTTGCCGGCAGCAACCCAGTGGTAGCCGTACGAGGTTCGTGGTCAGTCGCCGTAAACGACAGAGTTGCGGTTGCCTTGTCCGCTGTGTTGAGCGTCAACTCGAGTTCGCCGGGAACAGCCCCCTTGATCAGTTCGGACTGAACTGCACTCGGGAACGAGGTATCGGGAACGCCCAGTGTGCGCTCAAGAGTATAGGTGCGGCGCTTGATCTGGGTGCCGATCTCATTCTTGAGTGCACGACCCACAAAGATGCGGATCGTTTTGCCGGTACCCGAGTCATCGGTCATCGGCTCATCCGACTTGTCGAAGACGATGGTGGTGGCATCAACGGACTTGACCCGCTTGAAGCCATTGTTGGTCAACCCCGCAAAGGACGTGGCGCCGGCATCACCGCCGATCCACACGAGTTCACCAGGCATCAGGCCTAGGTTCGTCATGTTGAAGGCCGCACTGATCATCGCCGGGAAGAGGCCGCTGGCATCAATCTCGACGTCCCCAGAGGCGAATTGATGCCCCACGCGTGAGATGATGCCGGATTGACCGGACGCAGCGGCCAGACCAGCTGCGCTGACGCTGTTGGTTGCCGACGCCGTGACGAGTCGAAGGCCGTTGTTCACGCCATTAGTAAAGCCCTTGCCGAAGACGAGGTCACCAGCAAAGAACTGAGCACCGGTACCCGCAACGACGTAGTTGAGAGGCGAACCCGAGATTGTAGCCACAGGCATCTCGGCCTTGGTGCGGTAGTCGGCGAAGAAGAAGCCCTGCAAAATCCGCTGCAGGTTCGTCTGAGTGAAGTCCGACTCGAAGCCCCCGCTCGAGGACAGGTCGACGATTGCACCTTTCTTACGCTGGCGACCCGAGTTGATCGGGTTGCGTGCAACGCGGGTAAGCTCGCCGCCGAAGTCGTCATAGCTGTTGGGTTCGAGCGGGTAGAGCACCGGAACGGGAGAAGTCGGCAACACGCCGATTTCAACCTCTTCGCCGAAACGAAGGTCGGTGACATTGGAAGAGATTTTCTTAACGATTGCCATGATGGGTTACCTTCTTTCGTTCCATTCGAAGTCCGCGGAGACGTTGATCTGATACCAAGTCCCTTCGCGTCCGATCTCCTCGTAACGCACGTTCTTGAACCAGACGTTTGGGGTGCGTCGTCCCTCAAACGCCTTGCTTGCCACCATCGCAAGCCTGGTAGCCACAGTAGAACCCGTGTTGTCCCGGGCTGGGGCGAACACTTGCACGATCACAATACCATTGTGCTGGAACAAGGCACCGCTACCACGAAGAGTTGCTTGACCCCCGCTGACGTGCTTGATTGTGACGCGGCACCAGGGATCAGTTCTCTTCTCGTCTTCGGGTCGACCCTCAAAATTGGTCAACTCGTAGAGGATTTGCGCCGGTACCAGCGGGGAGCCCCCGAGGATCGCCGGTGTATCCGCATTCCACTGCTCAGTGAACCGAGCAAGGATTTGGTCTGTGGCTAGCTCAAGCGTCGTGGCCATTTGCGCACATAATTCTGAAAGAGAATGTCCTCATTGGACGGGAAGATGCGAGCGGGTTCGATGATGCCCCAGTCTTCGCCAAACCACTCGATGATGTCGGTGGGCTGGATGATGATTGAGAGACCTCCCGCCGGTATGTAGCAGATCTTGTCGCCTCGTTGAAACGCATACCCCTCAACCTGATCCGGGCGAAAATCAAGCAGTACCCCAACGTGGTCGTAAACCGTAATGGTGCCGGAACCGACACGCCAGGGCATCGCCGGGTCAACTGGCGCCGGATCAGCATACCGCTTGATCTTGAGCGGAGCACCTTTCTTGGTGATCAGCCGAAGCGCAGTGGCGATAAGCCCTGTGTACTGTGTCATCCGCGCACCGCCGATCCGACCACAGTGCTGGACACGCCTGTGAGCATGTTCATCCAGCGATCAATTGCAGGATAAGACGTGGTGCCAGGTGCCCCGTCAGCCCACTTGGTGCGTTCCGTGATCGGGCCGACGATCTCGAGCTTGTCGATGATGCGGCCACCGCGATCCACAGGGGCAGTGAGGTCTGTCGTGCTGGCGATGAAGGCGGCTTCGCAGCAAGCGCGGATCAGCTGCATCGGCAGTGGCTCAAGCGGCAGATACTCGCCATCATAGATGACGTAGTTTCGTGGCCACACAAGAGCCTGTGTGGTGAAGCCTCGAACACCGCCTAGGTCTGGGCCATACTTCGCGTCGAGGTAATCAGTGGCATTGATCAGCGAGGCCTCCTGAGCGCTCAGCGTGAGCAGTCCCCAGGAGGTCTTGCCGCGAGCATCAAGGTAGGCCTTGCAGTCGGCGACGGACACGTAGCTGTTTGCGTCCGGCAGACCTGTTCCGTCTTCGACTACAAGTGCCATGATGCATTACTCCTTGGCGAGCTCGATAGCTGCGAGGATGTCGGCCTTCTTCGACGCGTCACCCAAGTCGATCTCGTGCTCCTCGGCATATTCGATGAGTTCAGCCTTGGTCATCGAATTGAGGTCGAGTTCATCGGCGTCTGCGTCGTCAGCGTCATTCTCCTGACCTGTGCCCTCGAGGTCCTGATCGGACTTCTCGGCAGTTTCACGACGAGCAACCTCGGCTTCGATGATGGCGATGGCCTCACCCGAAGTGCGAACGACATCGGTCGTCAGAGCGGCGGCGAGCTTCTGCTGCTCGGGCCACGACAACTCATCCCAGTTCTCGGGGATTTCGACTTCCTCGCCGCCGTTGAACTCATTGCCGCCTGGGTTCAGACCGAGGGGATTACCGGCAATCGACTGCGCGTCGGGATCGAGGATGATGGTGCGTCGTTCCGCCGGTTCGTAGGCGGTGCGGATTTTCGTCTTCAGCTCTTCAGCGATCTCACCCACAAAGGTGATGCCGTCGGCCTGCTCGATGTCAACGAAAGCCGAAGCATCAATCAGAACAGCCGAGTGTCCCTTGCTTTTCATCTCGTCGCGAGTCGCCCGAGCCTCGGCTGTGGCCTCGGGGTTGTAGTAGATGACTACGTGCTTCTTAACCATGAGACGAGCTTTCTGTTGGTTTCGGTTTTATGCAAGAAAGAACGGGAGCGGTTAGGCCCCCGTCCAGTTGTCAAGCCGACACCCCGGAGGGAGGTTTCCTTAGCGCGACTTGATCACGACGCCGGCGAAATCCTTGAAGGAGTTCATGACCGGGTCCCAGTTGGTGGCGGTGCCGATGGCCGAGTTGGTCGGGTTGGCAAGGCCGTTGGCAACATCCCACGTGAAGCCCTTCAGCTTCAGGTTGTAGGCATATTCGCCCTGCATACGGACGACCAGGTTCTCGAGGCCGGTGATGATGTCGCGAGCGATAGTGGTCTGCTCGGAGTCTTCCACCTCGATGGCGCCGGCGGTCAGGCCCAGGGTGTAGTAGTCGTTCGGAGATCCGGCGATCAGCGACGGAGAGTCGGTGATGATGACCGGACGGTTCAGAGTCACAGGAGTGCCGGTCGCAACGTTGAAGTTGGACAGACCATCGATGTTGGCTGCGATCTGACCGGCGACGAGATCGTAGTACGCCTTGGAGTGCATGACCCAGACGACGATGCGATCCGCGGCGTCACCGTACTTGCCGAGACCCGACACGAGGCCCTGCGTTCCCAGGATGCCGTTCGAGGGAACGGTATACAGGTTGGCAGCCTGAGCGACGAGCGCAGCGCGTGCAGCGAGAAGCGACGTGTTCAGCTGCTCGACCTGCATGGCCTTGGCAGCCTGCACGCCGATAGCGAAGTCCAGCGCGTTCTCGTCAAACGGGCCGTGCTGGATTTTCTTGAACGAGTCGATGGTGTTGGCCACAGGGCCGATCTTCCGGTTCAGCTTGACGCCGACCATTTCCTTCTGCGCCAGGGCAAGATCGGTGACGGCGGCAAGCGCAGCCGAGCCGACGTTGACACGACGGGTCACGAGATTGGCGGTGTCGCCGAAGAAGGACTCATACTCGAAATCGCCGCGACGCGAAACCGAGGTGAGCTTGATGGCGCCCTTCGAGGCGGCGTTGAACAGAGCGGATGCCTGCGTCAGGGTCTCAACGATGCCCGAGTGGACGAACTCGTTGTAGATTTTGAAGTTGGTGGCGGTACCAGTGGCCATGATTGGCTCCCAAGAATGATGCTAATAGGAGCTCCCCGATCACATAGGAAGTTTGAAGTAGCCTTCCTGGCCGTGATCAGCGATATACTTCGCCTTCTCAGGCGTTGTCATCGTGGAGCGTTTGAGATTGCCGGGGTTCCCACCGGAAGCACCCCGATTGTCGGAAGCACCGCTCCCGGATTGGCCGGACCCCTTGAACAGGGACGGATACTTGGTCTTCGCGTCCTTCACAAGGTCGGCGAAGGTAGCTTGACCATCGGCACCGCCGCCGGCCATAGGAGAAGAACCGTCAGAGGACATGATCTTGATAGCGACCTTGTCCCCATCGACCTCGAAGCGCACCCGATCCTTAAGGATGCGGGGAAGAACGTCGAGACCTTCGGTGGTAACCTCCGCTTTTGACAGCTCAGAGGTCAGTGCATACGAAAGTTCCGCATTCTTATACTTATTTTGCCAAAAGTCAACCTGGCCGGAAAGCGCGGTTTTTTCGCCTTCCCAGGTGGACTTGTGCTGGTTCAGGATCGAGTCGAAATCGCCGGCCTTGCGCGCAGCTTCCTCATCCTTCTGAGCCTGTGCGGCCAACAGCGCCTGAATTTCCTCCGGCGTTTTGCCGAGACCTTCCCACTTGGAGACGGCAGCAGCCTTGCGGCGAGCTTCGTCACGTTCGGTCTTGGTGTGCTTCATCGTGTTGCGAAGCGCGGTCACGTCTTCGAGGTGGAACTTGCCATCCTTCTCGACGTAGAAACCATGAAGGGCCTCATCAACACCCTCAAGCGAGTCGACTACTTTTTCAATTGCCATATCAGCACCGCTGTTTATTGGTCGCCACCGGCGAACCAGGTTGGAGTTGGAGCACCGAGGAGTTTCTGTGTCCAACCGGATAGAGAACGAACGTCACTGCGCAGCCAAGGCAACGCAATTTCCCAAGCACGAAGAAACATGTCCCGCTCATGCCACTCTTTACCATCGAAGAAATGGTTTTGGTTGGCAAGCATCGGAACACCACAGAGAACAATTCGGTTGAAACCTTCGTGTTGGGCACACTTCACGGCGAGCAAACCTGATGATCCGCTGCCGGTCATGCCAGGATAGGTGTAGTTGAGAAATTTCTCAATACGGGGATCGCCCCCGGGCACCAAACCAGGCTGGCAAGCCTCATGCGCATAAGAGATGTAGTCGTCATTGAGGCCATTTTGACGCCTAAGTGTTTGCCACTTAAGCATTTTTTCCGGGTGCAAACTGCACCAGAAGTCTATTCGGTCGTTGTAGACGGTTCCGATGTCGTTGACGACGAAGACGGCGTCGGGCCGATATTCGCGGAGTGCGACAGTGAGATCGTCCCAGACACATGCTGCCCCTCCGACCACGATGGCTGTAGCAACTGGTACGCGTCTGCGAGTCGTCGGCCCAGCCATGCGAGGCGTTCCTTTCCAATGAATGCGTCCTCTTCTTCTTCCTTGGCAGAGTAGCAGTTGACGCGACTTCCTTCGTGGATCATGACAATGGCAAGAAGACCCATAGGGTCATCGGGTGCACAGTCACGAATGTCCCTGCCTACCCACCACAGGGCTCGGAACAGAATTTCCTGGTTCAGCTTCAGAACCTCAGCGCGGTCGCCGCCATCGGGCATCCACAGGGACAGGTTCTCGATGCTGCCGTCCTCGTTCACGTCGATGGTGAAGACGTGCCGAGTGGTGTTGTCCGGTTTGGGCCTCGGCTTGAATTGAATGACGTTATCGGACATGAGCCATCATCCAATCGCCTGTTTGACTGATCTTGACCGGACCGATCAGCTGCAGCTGGTTGCGCCACCACCCAATCGGCTTGATCGTGCACTGGATCGTGCGACCAAGCAGCTGGTTGTAGCCCAAGTCCCTGATCGGTATGGTGAACAGCTTATCGTACTTCACGAGACGACGGATCGTCGTGAGCACCTCCGGCAGTCGGTTCTCAGGAATGTGGTCCAGAACGCCGAGGCACAGACCGAAGTCGTACATGTGGTCTTCGTCGAGGGTGGCGATGTCGGCGATCACCGCTTCCTCCCACACTTTGACCAGATCGTAGCCTGTGCAATCGTAACCCTTGCGGATCAACCAATCGCACATGCTGCCATCGCCGCACCCGAAGTCCGCGATGCTGTCTCCACGCTGGGGCCGAAGTAACTTGATCACGGCTGTGGGGTCCATGGCGTTGCAGCCGTTGACATAATCCATGTGGTTCCACGCCTGCTGAAATTTCTTCATGACAGCACCGGGATCGTACGGTCGCCGACGAACATCGGGCCGAGAGGACCTTTGCCTACCTCGTGCAATCTCTTGTAGATGTCCGGTTCGCGTCGGTCGCCCGATGTCCATAGACGGTACGTTCCTTTCGCAAGCTGTCGAGCGATGTCCATCGCCGACTGGTTCAGCACGTGGGTGGAGGCAGTCACCGTAAGGGCTGCTACACTCGAGTTGGTCGGTCCATATGGATTGTGAACGCGCAGCAACTGTGGTCCCTTCGTCTCGGGTGTGTCGCCCACAGTGCTGAGCCGGAAGACGCGCTGGATGCGATCCGTCTCCAACAGTTGCTGCGCGATCAGCCATTCCTTGACTGTCGCCCCGGTGATCTTCTGCTCCAAGAACGCCAGAGCATCGGGCGTGTCCAATGCCTCTTTGAACTTGGTGGCGTAGTGCAGCGTCACATTGCTGGCGAGCACTATCATCTGCTGGTGCAGCAGCACGCTGAGGCCGGCCCAGGCGACAGAACGAGCGCTGGCGACAATCGACGTCGAGCGCTGCACTGCTAGCCGGCCTGTGAGCTCCGAGGCGCCGAGGATCGTGCTCAGGCCGCCGTCGTTGCGCGCCATGCTGCTCAAGTTGGTCGTGACGAACGACCTTATCAGACCGTGGAGTCTTTCCTCGAGCTGTTTCATGCGTCTTCTCCGCTGACGTCACTACCGATATTGGGCACGCCGCCGGGGGCGGTCTCAGGCGGAGTGGTCTTTGCCCGCATGGTGGTGAGCGCCCGCTCCAAGTCTGCCTTCGTTTCCTCGTCCAACAGGATGGTCTCAGCTGCCGGGTCGAAGTCTTCGCTGAGAATGTTGCGGCGCTTGAGCTCGGCCCAGAAGGTTTCGCTGGAGATCAATCCGCCCATACGAGCCTGGATCAGACCCTGCACGTCGGCAGCATCCCTCAGCGTGATACCGAAGTCGGTGTTGACCTTGGTGTGACCACCGCTGGGGAGTTTCATCCACAGGGCTGCGTAGTGAAGCGCCAGGTCCAACTTGTCCTGCAAGCTCATCGCCATGGACTGCAGTGGGCTGTTGGCGTCGGCGTAGTCCAGACTCTTGGCCGTAGCGGTCTGACCTCCGCCGTTCAGCGGCATGAGCAGCTCCAGGCCCATCAGGCGCATGTAATCCTGCAGGTCCAGCAAGTCGTTGCGGCCCGAGTCGATTGCCGCGCCGGTGTGCTCGACGTAGCCCATCTTGGAGTTCTCCGGGCCCTTGATATGCCGGTTCGGCCCGATGATGAGCTTGTCCGCGTCTTCGCCGAGACCACTGGAGAACAGGATCGGCACGCGCGCGACGTGCAGAATGTTGCGCTGATCGCTGCTGGACTGCCAGTGCGCGACGTTCATCCACGCAAGGTCCTCCAGCGGCGGCTCCGCAAGCATGAACCCGGTGCGGTTGGTGTAGACCGTGACCAGCGGAATAAGCCCAAGAGTCATCGGGCCTTCCTTCTCCAGTGCCCAGGAGCCGTCCTTGGAGTCTTGCACCCACAGGGTCCAGCTGGTCTGTGTGATCTCTCGGACCCGGATGACCTCGCGCTCACCGTAGGCGCCGTCCTCCTCCATGGTGACTTCCTTGATCCGGATCGCCGTGAGAACCTGCTGGCTACCAACCTTGCGGCTGCGGAACCCGATGAGAGCCCGCGGCTTGATATGCACAAGGTACGGGCGACGCTTCTCTCTGATGTCGTCGGCAAGAGTGGGGTTGGCAACCGTGCTCTCCGGCATGTCCACCAGAATGTGGCTCAGTCCGTACTCCATCGCCGTACCGAAGACCTCCTCGGCGAACAGGTTGAGTTTTCTGCCCTCCCGGTCCACATCCTCGCACATCTCCGCGATAGCTTGGGGCACGTCTTCTTTCAACAAGATCGGTTTGCTGAACACCTTGCCAGTCATACCGCGTACGGTCTTGCGGAACGCATTGAACAGAAAGCTTCGGTGGAGCCTGGCGGCCCATGCGCCGTCGCTTTCCTTGTCATCTTGAGGCAAGTATCGCTGGCCCGCTGCGCGCATGGCAGTGGTGCCGCCCATGAGCGTCTCCGGCAGGTGCCACCGCTGGGACATCTCCGAGTACGTGCGACTCTCGTAGCCCGGGTCCGCCGCTGCGTTTGTCGCGATGCTGGCACCATGGTCGATGGTGGTGACTGAGACGTTGTGCGTGGGTGTTTTGGGTGACTTGGCCATAGGGTTATACCTCCGTGCTGGTAGCGCGCTTGAGTGGAGAGATCAGCAGCTCTGTGAGCGCCCAGATAGCCGCGTCCGCATTGTTGGGTGAACCTTCGCCCATGTATCCGTCATAAGTAAAGAAGCACAGCTGGTCCTCCAGCTCGCTGAACTGCCCGAGGTGGTGGACTCGACCCTGCTCGTACAGGCTGGCGATGGGCTGTGCACGGATATGTTTACCACGGGAGGCGGTGATGGCCTTGACCGGTATGAATGGGTCCACGGAGGTGATGGTGGCTGTGGCCATCGCTCCACCGAAATTGGTCTCCACCACGATCTCGTCTGCATTGTACTCGTGGTACGCGGCGATGGCTTTCTTCGCCCAGACGCTAGGAGGCGCGTTGATGGTATAGTCGTTCAGCACGACGGCATGCTTGGAGTAGGTGCGACCAGCGACGACAATGCCCACAGCATCGTTGGACTCTCCACCGCTGGTACCCGATGGGTCCACAGCCACGACGATCTTGCTGAGGTCCTCCGGCAGTATGCGGGTGCGGTTCTTGTCAATGTGGTCTCGCGAGAACAGCGCGCCCGGCACGTCCTCCAAGAGCTCCGCGTCGATCTCTTGTCGTCCAAGGCGGGTACCGGCGTACCGCTCCACCACCTGCGCGAAGAAGGACCTGGCGAGGTTGGCCTGGTTGTCGTAGGTGGAGCCGCGAGTTGTGTGCGTGTACGGATACTTGATGATTTGCCTTATGAGCGGCAAGGGTCTTGGGGTGGTGGTGATAAGCTGCCGCGGGTTTTGGCCGAGACGCATACCGAACTGCAACTGATCCCACGTTTCCTGCATGTACCGCCATTTCGCTAGCTCGTCCAGCCAGGCGAACTCGAACTGCGGACCACGGAGCTGGTCGGGCTCGGTAGCGTTGTACAGACCGGCGGATGCGCCATTGGGCCACGTGAGCCTGCGCTTGGAGGGTTCGTACAGGGGGCGGTATGGTTTGGGTGTGTTGGCCAAGATGCCGCTGGGGCCTTCGACCATAACGTCACGGACGTCTGCGGCTGTCTCACCGATGATCGCGAACAGCTGGGCTCGGCCTCTTGCGAGGGGTGATTTGCCCTCTGCGAATGCGCGGATCGTCTCTGCGCCGGTACGTGTCTTGCCGAAACCGCGGCCGGCGAGGATCATCCAGATCGACCACGGGTCTGGCGGGACCTGCTGCTCTGGTCTCCCCCAGAACTTCCAGTCACTTTTTAGATGGGCGAGTTGGCTTGGAGTCAATGACTGGAGGATTGCTTGTCTCTCGCTTTCTGTCAGACATGCTAGCGAGTCGGCGAGCGATTTCCTCTGCGGGGCTCTCGAGTCCGAGGTTGTCGTCATCTTGATCCGGGGGTGTGAGTGGGGCGTTATCGCGGTAGATGTGGGGTCTGCGGGACTTCAAGAGGAACATCAGCAGTACGTCGGATTTCTTCCGAATGGTGTTGACGCGCCGTCCCTTGTAGAACACAGGCTCCAGTGTGCCGCTTATGGCGCGGCGGTGGAGTTCCGCTTCGATGGCGTCAGTGCCGATGTCCAGTGCTTCTTCGAAAGCGGCCTGTGCTTTGGGGTTGTTTCGGCGGAAAACGCGGACTTGCTGGATGGTGAGATCAGCCTGTCGTGCTGCGTCTGCTACGTTCCCACAGTCCATAAGGTGTTCGAGGAAGTTGGCAAACTTCATGGGTTTGGGAATTTCAGGCTTGACGTAGGCTTCCAGATCATCAGCCATGGACATGAGAGCCTTAGACACCATTTCTTTTCTTTCTCAAAAAAGTTTTGGGTCCCTCAACCTTGGCCGTGTCTCGTCCTGAGGTAAGCGGGCGACGGGCGCGACAAAGTCGAGGGTGGGACATGGTTAATAATGTGTTAAGGCACGGGCATTGTCAAATGCGGGCACGTTGTATCATCGTGAGACAATACAACGCGCGCGAATACATGCGATGATCAATGCAGGCGGGTCAATTCATTTCGATATCGTCGGGATCATCATGATTATACGCACGCATGCGCATGATATTGCAAGTATATTCATAATCAGTTGAATACAACACGATGCATACGCGATCATGATCATACATCAACGGGCGTTGCACGATGTCAGGTCGATCAGTATAACGATGCATTAACGAACGTGCGCACATGTATGCATGATGCATTGAAGGTGCATTGACAATACACGTCGCATCGTGTTCAACAAAATGCAACATGTATACATGCATCATCGTATCAACGACAGGCGCATTATTAACACGCGATTTGCGAAACAACATATCATTAACCCCATGATCAAAATGATGCATTGCACATAACGACACGTTACATGCAATGCAGTGTTTTAATCACGCATTAACGAATGTGTGCAAGGATCGCAGGCACGTCAACGCGACGATATGTGTGTTTCGACACGGGCACAGGCATCGTGTCGCGTGTTGCGTCGTCGCGATACAAGGCGCGAAAACGTGCACGTACGGATTTCGCATTGACGTTGTGTTCGCGACACAGTTCGACGAGAGTCACGACATCGGTCGACGCGTCAACGCGTTCACGCAGGTCGCGAATGCGTTCGATGATCACGTCGCGTTTGATCGACGTTTTGGGCGACATCAGTTTTTCGTTGAGGACGCGCGCGAGGACGTTGTGATCGTTGACGAGGGATGCAATCGTGATTTTCGACATGACGTGATTTCCGTTTCAATGTGCATCGCGTTATTGCGATGATCATTTATCGCACATACGAGAAATCGATGCAATCGGAAATACAAGAAATGGTTAATGGATCGTAAATCGATGGCAACAATTTGATGGAAAAACGATTTCGAGAAATGGGGTTAAAAATTAACGTTAACGAGCGGTTAAGGTCAAAAATATGCGCAGGTGCCATTTTGAGACACATGCGCAAGGTGGTTAATGATAAATGTCGCGGAGCATCATGTATGTCATCGGGTGTTCGGCGATGACGAAAACGTGGGTTCGCGTCGTGATGATCACACACGAACGGTCGGACACGTCAATATCAACGTCACGATGATGCGCGTAGGTCATTTCGATTGCGTCATCAATGTTGATCGCGGGAACGCGCAAAGGCGGGTTGCGATCATCGCGATACACGAGAAACGTTTGCATTTTAACGTCCCATCCAAATGCGCGCGATCATGCGATCATGATGATTGTTGATCGTCGCGAGTGTGATGCGTTCGCGCAGGATCGCATTGTTGATCACGCGACGAGGAATGAAAAACGCGATAATGTCATTGATCATTGTTGCACCCGTTTGTTTTTCGATGATTGATAATCGCACGTCACACGATCATGCGCAACGTGCGATGCAAGATGTGATTAACGCGAGGTTAATGGAAATCGCGCGAGAACGACACGTTGTATCGTGCGCGATAATCATCATCGAAACGGTCGGGAGGATCGTCGTCGTCAATGTGGCATTCGTCGAGCGCGTATTCATGCGCATCGCGCACAAGCGCAATCAACATTTCGCGTGCACGCGTCATCGCGTGTTCGTCGTCATGCGCATCGATTGCGCGAAATTCGATGATAACGGAATGATCGTTACGAATGGGTTTCATAGGTCACACACGAATTTGAGGAACGCGAGGTTCGCGACGAGGACGGCGGCGATGATGATGTCAATCATCATCGATATCGAACACGATGGTCGGGAAATTATTATCGACATCAACGAAACGCATTTCGTCGTCATCGGATGCGACGTTCATCACAAATTCAACGTGACACGCATCGTCACGACGAACGAAAACGTGGATCGTTTCATCATCGCGAAACGTCACGTTGATCGCGTGCGATGCGTCGAAAATTTTACGGAATTGAATTTCGATATGTTGCGCGTTCATGACGTGATTTCCGTTTGCGTT